CCGGTCTCGCCAAAAATAGGCATTTCTTGTAGATTTTTCTGCAAATTAAAAGCTGTAGATTCGCTTTGTGCTCCAGCGCTATTACCAGCAAAAGAAATGTTTTTACTTAACACGCCTTCAATGTCAATTTGATAGCGGTCGCCTGCTACAAAGGAGTTAGCAAAAGTAACGACCTGAACCGCGCTAACGGGCGTAGGACTGCTTTCATCATTGTAATCATATTGAGGCACATTGCTAAACGGAATAGGCCCAGAAACAAACTCAGTACCCCCATTAAAAATAATACGTTGCGGCTCGTAATCTTTATGAAACATTAACATGACATTTTCTGTCTGAGCATCACGAACTTCTGAAACAGCAGCGCCATTGTAAGGAAGCGCTACGTCAGAAACAAAAACAGTCTCTGAGCTTCCAGCGTGCGGAGTTCTGTAAACGCGCAAATTCTTTGCAGTTAGCACGCCAAGGTAATGCTCATCAGATCCAACACTGAAATCAAATGTCTTTACGTCAGTAGGCTGACCCACTGATGTTTTAAGGTTAAACTCGCCAACTTTAATGGCATAAGCATTGTAAGCCGTTAAATCGCAGACAATACGGAAACCAAGGTAGTTAACAGTGTTAGGGAACGTAACTCGCTTGCTAGTGACATACTTGTCGCTAATCACAAAAGAAGAAATGTCAGTCCACTGAGTTGAGTCGCTACCGTGCTGTAATTTTACTGTGGCGTTCTGTTCGGCTACGCCAGTGTTTACGATAGAGATGTTTTTAATATCAATAAAAGCAGGCTGAGGGGCGCTTGTAAACGTGTACTGCGAAATTGTTTTAAACGTGCCTGTCCAGCTCGTATCAGTTACAGCATACGTTTCGTCGTTACCATCGTTAATAAGATAGCCATTGCCGCCATTGGGCATAGCAGGAAGCTGAGGGTTCCGTACCAAATCGGCTAATGGAGTGTCTACCTGATATGTACCAGGTCTGCGCTTTATACCGCCTTGAGGAACAATGACAACATTCTCTGCGGTCTGCCCACCCTTGTAGTATTGATCAAGATCAGTACGACCTTTGATAAGAGGAGATAACTCACCACTAGCAAAACTGCTCTGTAAGAATTGAGACTTAGGCATAATTTTCCTTCAATGGTAAAGTTTTAGCGTCTTACGTCAATAAACGGTCTATCTTGAATAGGTGTCTGAGGGTGTTGCTGTGAATCTGTAAACCTAGCCATACGAGAAGCGTTCTGGTATTGGTTAGCTAATAGCTCCATTGATACGGCACTGTCCCTAATAGCAGGCGCAAAGTCCATGCCCAAGGCGTACTCGATCATTTTAGAGAAATAAGCTGGCCATTCATTTTCTGGCATATTATGGATATAGTCAGCAAACAAATCGCCTGAATAATTAGTATAGATAACTTGCTGTCTATCTGTCTCTGGAGAGTCTGGCTCACCATAAATCTGATAGTTAACAGAGGGGCTTAATCTAATTAAAGAAAGCATATCTGCTGGAACAAAGTAAGAGTTACTGTAATCAAACAAAGGAACTATAGGATCGCCGCTACCTGGCGTTACTGCTGCCACGCATTGTGCTTGTCTGCGGGCAAAGCCCCATCGGAATTTAGATAGCTCGTTTTGTACAATGTTATCGTACAGAGCATTAGAAACGACATGGGCGCGTGTAGTCCCAGTAAGGCTATCAAGAGGTAGGTCGCCAATAAGAATCAACGCACTATTAATTAACTGAAGCTTAGTAGACATACAAACCCTTTTTAAAATTAAAAGAAAGGGGGCCGAGACCCCCATTCAGTTACAGCATTACAACATTAAGCAGTCTGGGTGTATTGAACCTTAACGATGCCGTCAGTGTCGCGAGCAACAGCGCCAGCTTTCAACATACCGTTACACAACCAAGAGGTGCGCTCAGGAACCCAATCAACGTCAGTCTTCATGTCAATACCGATGGCCAAGCCAACAGAAGGACGAGCGAAGAAGTAAGAATTTACTACGTTAGAAGCAACAGTCAAACCACCTTCTGCACGATCCTCAAGAATGATAAACTTGAAGCCAGCCAAAGTATCAACTTCACCGTTTACCAGGGCTTTTACATTCTGGTAATCGTTGCTAGTGGTTTTCTCGTCGTTAAGAAGACCGCCAAGACCCAGAGCGTTAATAGCAGCAAACAACTCAGAGTTAGGCACGCCTTTCTGGCGTAGAGAGACTTGGGCTTTAATGATCTTAGCCATGTTCAGGTTAGACGCAGTTCCGCCAACACCAGTGCCAACAGTAGCAGCATAAGCGCCTGCACCGTCCATTGCATCAATAACAAGCTGATCACAACGACGACCAAGGGCATTTGCGATGGTGCTTGCAAGCTCTTGCTTCTCGTCAAAGTTTACGTCTTGTTGATCAAAGATGTCAGTGAACTCAGGAGCGTTCCAGTTACTAAGGGTAGCGGTCTTGAATTCGTGACCTACGTTCATAGCAACTACTTCAGCAGAGGTGGCTTTTTGGTTAGCCAGGCCCTTGCCCATTTTGCGGAACTTGTAAGTGTCACCAACTACGTTGTTGCGGAGAGTTACAGCAGACTTAAGTAAGCCAGTGCCTTGATAGGCGTGTTTGACCATAGAGTCAAATTCCGTGACTGCCACGGATGATAGTACGTTACTCATAAGAATTTCCTCGAAAAAGAGTAATATATAGAAAGTTTTTCAAGGTTTTAGCTGAGTACCCAGTAAATTGGTCAGCATTCAACCTAAATTTACTGGGCCTTGTAAGAAAGGGGTATCCAGTGTGCCGATTATACACTGTTTGCACTATATAAATCAATAGTTGCTAACCGTCTTGAGTCGTGTACAATAGGGCCTGTACTGTAATGTACAACCCATGCTTCATTCACATGGTTAGCTAGGGTACTTGTTGGTGCCTAGCGTCAGTTGTTACGACCCCTTTAGCCCTGTTAGCGCAGGGCTTTTTTTTGCTTATCCGAAAATGCGAGTATGGGGTTTATTGCCGCCAAAATCTTGCATCATCTTCTGGATCTTGCGCTCATGGTTAATATCTGCGCTTCTAAGCAACTGGCCGTCACTGGTCTTCTTAAACATCTCTGTTTCAATGTCTGCCCAAGTCATGCCAGTAGGGCTTTCTCCTCCTTCAATAGGAAGCTTAACAGGAGATGTTGCTTTTACTAATGCCTCTACAAGCTCAATAGACCTTGCGTCAGTTACTAGGTTCATTACCTGGTCGTAGTCAGCAGAATCCAGATTGTTCTTCAGAAAGCCTTCTACGTTCTTGATACGCTCACTAGCATTGTTACCAAGCTTTGCAATCTCTTGCTCTCGACTGACTTCCTCTACGGCAGTACCTTGCGCGCTTAACAATTCCCACGCCTCACCAAATGCCTCTTGGCTCATGTTGGTCTTATTAGCAAACTCAGTTAGCTCTTGTAGTAAAGCGTCATCACTCTCAATGCCTTCAATGCCAGCATATCCATCTTTAGGTGCGCCAGTAAACCCACCAAACTTCTTCTCTAGCTCTGTGTAAGCCTTGGCCTGTTCAGCAACAGACTTGTACTTGTCTGCCTTGTACCACTCGGGACTGTCACCAGACCCTTTAATACCGTCTGTAAGAAAATACTCGCCATCTCCAAGTGTAGGAGCGGATGAGTCTAGTAGGGTATCGCCAGTTGTTACTTCTGCGGCCTGATCTGTATTATCTAACATATTACCTCCACGGTAATTTTATAGTACTCTAGCTTGCTGTACTTGGTTGATTAAAAATTTAACTAACCCGCTTTCACCATTATGGTAAGCAGCCTCGTAGTCAGGGTTCTGGGAACCAAAGGGTGTGTTGTTTTGGAAAATAAATCGTTGCGTTAAGTCTTCTAGTACACGCTTACCGTCATCAGTACCAAAGCACCTGTTGTAAGCCTTAGCCAACTCAGCAGCTTTTGCTCTAGCTGCGTCATTGGCTTGTTTTGCGCTTTCGGCGTTAAAGTCGCCTTTGTTGATAGTGTCCCAACTCATAGAGCAGTCTGACCTTGTTGTGGTGGTGGAGTAGAAACATCCATTCCTTGCTGTGCTGCCTGGGCACCAGCTTGGATTATCTGCGCTTTCTCTGACTCACTGCGAACTAACTCAGCAGGCATACCTGTTTTACCGGCTACCCAGGTACCAAAGTCCTCAAGCTTAAATCCAATCTTAGCCTGGTCAGGGCCAGCAGTCTGCAATACAAAGGCCACAGCCTGTTGAACACTAAGGATGTCTTCACCGTCCTGCGCTTTAGCCAAGGGAGACAGAAACTTAATATCAATGTCACGGCCATCAAGCTGAATAGGCTCAATAATACCACGGCGAGTCAGGATTGCAGCAACTCGCTTAATGATGGGTATAAGGACTTCTGTTTGTAGACGACCAAAGGCAGAGCCAATACGCTTGGCAAGCTCACGCGACTCAATAGCAACCTCTGTGGCAGATCTTACAGCACCACTAGGGTCACGCAGATCGTTAAACAGCGCACGCTTGATCGCCATTTGCATATCGTTGATCTGGAATTGTGCTAACTGTAGATTAGAGCCAGTGTCTAAACGCTGTATAGACGGGTTACTTGAGTTGTTAGAGCCAACGGGAATAACAATGCCTGGGCTAATAACCAAATTGTAGGGGTTGGTCACGCCGTCATCAGTAGCTGTGTACATACCAGCAAGATCAATAGCAGCCTTCTGCAAAACAAATTCTTTAGCTTTGTTTAACGAGCGCACATCAGGTAATGCTTGTAATGCTGGGCCACGACCACGGATTTCACCAGACACTTTAGAGTAACGACCTGTAACCCAAGGGCTAGAAGCGCCAAAGTCTTGCATCCAGCTAATCTCTTGCTCACCTTTTACCCACACACAGCCATAATAGGTCTTAGACTTAGGCATAAATACAACACCCTCGCTAACCTCTACGTCTGTATCAGGCTTATTGGCGACTACCTCTTTCATTGCCTCAGATAGTTTAAATCCGCGCCACTGTCTCTCTAGGTTACGCGCCTTAACTTTAAATCTACGCCAGTGTGTCTCCACATTTCCGTTAGGGCCTTCCTCAAACGCAATACCTTTCTGCGGTATAGCACTAAAGATAAGGGGCATGTCATCACTGTCGTCTTCATCTATGCGTAACGTGCCAGTACCCACAAGAAGATCAAGTGCGTGCTCATAAAACTGAGTAGCAAAGTTGGAACGATTAATGAAATCAAAGATTGTTTCGGCCTGACGCTCAAGATTGGCCCGTATATCGTCTTCAGAAACATCAAAGTTACCAGACTCAAGGAGCTTAATAACTCTTTCAGAAGGAGCAAACGTAGCCCAACGCGACCAGATAGGGGCAATGTTTTCTTGCAACTTACTCGCACCTTGTTGTATCGCCTCTAAAGCAGTTGAGTCAAAGATGTTATTCATCTTGTCTTGACCAGCAGTGTTATCGTCAAACAAGTTTCGGTTAGGAAGAAAGTACTCATATACGTCATCAAGGAGGCTATGCCACATGCCATTCCTAGTGAATGCACTGGCTTCCCGCTTCTTCAGGTCATTTAGCGACCCAAGCTCTTTAGGTAATTCCATTAACGGTAGCCTCTCAGGCCTTTATTGGGCAAAGAAGAAAGCATTGTATTGTTTGGAGTAGCTCCTGATTTTACTTCCTTAGCCGCAGCTTGCTTTGCAGTACCTAGTAAAGACTTTGACCCTAAAGACCCTCTTGCTACAGCCTTTAACCGCTTTTCATTTTTAGCCATTTCTTCATCTAGCTGCATGCTTTGCCGAGTAATCATAGCCGTTTCTGCCGCCGTAGGCTTAGGTGCTTTTG